AGAGACTGGATGATGACAAGCCGCATCTGGAGTTGTCAAACTTCTTCCCGTGCCCGCGTCCTGGTTATGCCACACTGCGCCGTCGTTCACTGATCCCTGTCCCCGACTATTCGCGCTATCGTCAGCACCTCTCCAAGATATCCGAACTCACGGGCCGCATCTATGTGCTGCTCGAAAGCGTGAAGATGCGCGGACTTGTGGCTGGCGGATCTGACATTGGCGAGGCCGTCAAGCAGATGCTCCGCTCTGAAGATGACGAGATCGTCATTGAGGTGCCATCGGCAGCGATGAATGGGCTGGACGGTGCTGTTGTCTGGCTGCCGCTCAAGGAGCTTGCGGAGGCCATTCAGGGGCTTATCGCTGCGCGTGGTCAACTCATTGAGGACTTCTACCAGCTATCAGGCATTGCCGACATTATGCGCGGCGCGTCGGAAGAGAATGAGACGCTAGGCGCGCAACAGCTCAAGTCACAATATGGCTCTGTGCGCGTGCGCGAGAAGTCGGCTGAGCTACAGCGCTTGGCGGCTGACACTGTGCGTATCATCTGCGAGATTATTGCGCAGAAGTTCGACAAGCAAACCCTTCTCGACATGTGCCAGATGGAGATCCCCAGCAAGGCAGAGCTGGAGAAACAGGTCCGCGAGATCGAGAAGGCTGCCAAGGGTGAGATGGAGGCGCTGGGCAAGAAGGCGCAGGAAGCCGCCGCTCAAGCACAGCAGCAGGCACAGCAATCAGGTGAGCCGGTCAATCAGCAGCAGGCAATGGAGATGCTCCAGCAGGCTCAACAGCAGATCGTGCAGAAATATGCACCAGCTTTGGCCCGCATTGAGCAGTCAGTCCCCATTGAGGACGTGATGGAGTTGCTGCGCGACGACAAGGCGCGCGCGTTCACGTTTGAGATTGAGTCATCCTCAACCGTGCTGGTTGACGAGATGCAGGAGAAGGCCAGCGTTAACGAGTTCATGGCTGTGCTGACAGACAGTATGGCGAAGATATCGGGCGCCATCCAGTTGGGTGAGGCTGGCGTCAAGCTGTGGGGTGAAGCGACCAAGTTCCAGCTATCACGATATCGTGCAGGCCGGACGATGGAAGCCGCTGTTGATGAGTTCATTGATCAGGCGCCTGAGATCGCCGCACGCATGGCTGCACAGGCTGGTGACGATAGCGATACGGAAGGGCTGGCCGCCGCACAGAAGGCGCTGGCTGCTGCTGAGCAGACCAAGGCTGATGCAGCGATGGCGAGTGTCAAGGCACGAGCCGATGAGGCGCAGGCTCGCAATGAGCAAGAGATGCTAAAGCTTCAGCAGAAGGCTATGAGCGATCAACAGAAGGCGCAAGAGGCTAATGCGAAACTTGAGCTTCAGCTACAGAAGCAGCAACAAGAAGCGCTCGACAAGGATAGCAAAACGCGGGCCGAGATTGACCTTATGCGCGCGAAGATTGCTGAGATTCTCAACAGTATTGGTTTGGATGAGCGCAAACAGCAGTTGTCCGAATATCAGGCCGCCGAACAATCACAGGTTCAACGTGTCGATCAGGCGCTTGCCGTTGAAGGCCAGCAGGCCGATCAACAATTCCGCTCCGCCGAGCATGAGCGTGCAGACCGTGGCGAGGAGCGCGCCGATAGGCAGCAGGACTTTTCGGAGCAAGCGGGCGACCGTCAAATGACATTGGCCGAGCAACAGGCGATGAGGGAAGGACAAGATAATGGCAACAGGTAACGCAAAGCGGTTCAACGAGCGTGGCGTGCCCAACACGCTTGCAGTGGAGTTGGCAAGGCAGATCACAGCATCGACGGGCGCATTCCAGAAGCTGCGTGAGCTTGGCGTTCCCGCTGCTGCATCCAAGATCATGGCGGCATCTGTTGTGTCTCATACAGTGAGCAATCGGGCACTTGTTGAGGCTGGAATCGTTCCTGCTGTAGTCACGGAATTTGCAGCGCAGATTGCGTCGTGACGTTTTAGGAGAAAAACACATGACTGACACAAGCAAAGCACTCGACAACTTCAGCAAGGCTCACGCATCGAGCGACAAGCCTGCTGCTCAGCCAGCCCCCGTTGCCAATGAGGGCAAGGAAACCAAGGCTGAGAAGGCCGTCGAGAAAACCACGTCACGCGCGCCCGATCAGGCAACCGAACGTGAAGTGAAGCACCGCAAGTCGGCTGCTGATGGCGATAGTGATCTGCATTGGGCATATGTCCAAGGCCGCACCGCACGTCAAAGCGGTATTGCCAAGGATCAGGCGCCACATGGCGATGACTCTGAGGAATATAAGGCCTGGCTGAAAGGCTGGAAATTCGAGGATAACGGTTAAGTTATGCCCGTGTATGATTACCAGTGCATACAAGGGCACCACTTCGAGCGTTTCTTGAAGCTCGCATCGTATCGTGACCCACAGCAATGCGATTGCGGGGCCGGGGCAGAGAGACTTATTCTCGCCCCGGCAGTCCGCTCTGATAGCATCGAGCCTTGCTATGGCGCGGATGGGAAGATGCATGACAGCCTTGCAGCCTTGCGTGCCACCTATCTCCCATCAGGCAACCCCAAAGGGAAGCGTTACACAGAGATCGGCAACGAGAAGCCAGCGCCATACAAGCGGCCTGAGCCGGGTGAGAAGGAACGCCGAGACGATATCAAGGCAGCGATTGAAGATATTAAGAACGGGCGGGTTCCTCCGCCAGCCATGAACTAATGGGGACCAGCCATGAGTGACCTTGCAGAACCAGTATCCACCGACCTAGCACCTGAGAACGCCACTACAACGGGCGGCGGCGCACCTCCTGCTGCTGAGCCTGCTAGCGCTGATGAGAGTCATCGCGCCAGTCTTGAGGCGGTGATGAAGGATGCTGACAAGGTTGCCGAGAAGGCCAAGCCTGCCGTTGTCGATAAAGATGACACCAAGGCGGACGAAAAGGCGCCAAAGGATGGCGAGAGCATCAAAGAGACGGCTGAGAAGGTTGTTCGTGATGCGCCTGTTGAGAAGGTGGCGGATAAGGCCGCTGAGCCGGTCAAGGAAGAGCAAGGCCACGACAAGCGCCCGGAAGCCCCACAATATCTCTCAGAGCGCGCCAAGGCCGTCTGGCGCAATGTGCCGCGTGAGTTGCAGCACGAGATCACGCAGCGCGACCGTGACGCAGAAAAAGCCAAGCCACGGCTAGAGCGCTATGAGGCTATCCGTGAGTTTGACGAGATCGCCAAATCGAACGGTCGGGATCTGCGCGACAGCCTAGTGAAGATCAACCAGTTTGAGAACATGATGAAGAGCAACCCTATCGGGGCGCTCAACGCCATCTTGCAGGAGATTGGCCCACGTAAGGCAGATGGCGGCAAAGTCTCTCTGCTTGAAGTGGCGCAGCACATCGTCAATCAGGGGCAGGAGGGCTATAACCAGACCATCCAGCAGGCTCGCGTCATGGAGCAGCAGGAGGCGCAGCAGCGCGAGCATGAGGCAGCCCAACGCGCGCAGCAGGAAGAGAATAAGAAACTCATCAACCTTGCATATGTCGAGCCATTCCGTGCAGCCAATCCACGTTTCGATGAATTGCGGCCACATATTGCAATGGTGCTAAATTCTGATATGGTCGACAAATCACTGAGTCCGCCTGACAGGTTGGCTAAGGCGTATGAGTTAGCTGAGCGGATTGTTCCCGCCTCTACCCAAAGCCAAAGCAGCCAAGGCCGAACCCTTGATGAAGAACGCCGCGCTGACGCAGACCTCAGCGGCTCGAAATCCATCAAATCGTCTCCGGGACTGGTGACGGATGAAGAAGCGGATGAACGAGCCAAGCCTGGCGAAGATATCCTAGAAAGCATCCAGCAAGCCGCCCGGAAGCTCAAACGAGCCTAGGGAGTCTTTATGGCTATTGTTTCAAACTATCAGTTTGGCCAGCTTCTGACCGCCGCCGTCGCACGTCGCGAAAAGGTGATTCAGGATATTGTCCACAATTCCACGCCTCTAACCAACATCCTCAAGGATAAGGGCCGCATCCAGACCAAGCGTGCTGGCGGCCCTGAGCTTCGCATCCCTGTGCAGTTCGACAAGCTCACGGCGCAGTGGTTCACGGGTTACGATAAGATCCAGATCACGCCTCGCGAACTCGTCAACTCGGCAGTCTATAACTGGTCGCGCGTTGTGGCGCCTTTCTCGCTGAACGGCACTGAAATCCTGTTCACGGGCGGCGTTGAAGAGCAGATTGACCTTGTGTCCTTCTATCTTCGCGATGCTGAGAAAGCTGTAGGCGAAGAGTTCGAGCTTGGCATCATCTCCGATGGCACCGGGCAGGGCGGACGCCAGATGATCGGTCTGGGTGCAGCAATCCCGATCACGCCGAACACCGGCACCTATGGCGGCATTGACCGCGCGACTGTGCCTAACTGGCGCACCAGCACGTTCAACATTGCATCTGGTGACGTTGCTGGCTTCACGACTTGGGATAGCACCACGGCACGTCCTATCATCAACCGCATTGCTCTCCAGCGTTCGCGCAACGGGCGTTATGCGGACCTCCTGATTGCCGATGCTCTGGCTTATGAGGCTATCGACGCCTCACTGGTTGCGCATCA